AGATTCCACTCGATTTGCTCGATACCGAAGAAGGTGCTCGCGAGGTCGAGACCATTCTTGGCCGCATAGCCCATGGGATCGCGGCCTGATGCGTTTGTGGCGATTGGCCCGCGAGGCCCATTCCGCCTTGGACGGCGAAGGTGCCCGCATGTTCGGGGGACGCTGGAATTCACCGGGACGTCCCGTTGTGTATTGTGCCGGATCGGCCGCTCTGGCCGTTCTTGAGGTTCGCGTCCATCTGGACTTGCCTCTCGACCTACTGCCCGAGGATTACCGGCTCGTCGCGATTGAGACCGGTGATGTGGGATACGAAGACGCGCAGCCCCAAGCTACGGAAACCGCCAGGGCCTTTGGCGACAAGTGGCTTGCATCGGGAAGAAGCGCGATTCTACGGGTGCCGTCCGTCATCGTGCCCGAGGAGTGGAACGTCCTGATCAATCCACTTCATCCCCATGCTCAGCACATTCAGGTCGAATCGCAACGGCCCTTCGTCTTCGATTCGCGATTGTTCTGATCGGCGTTACCGCCAGTGCCTGACGATCAGCTCCGGCAGCGCCGAAGCCCACCGCTCGGCGGCGCCGTCCACGTCGATGCGTTTCTTCAAACTGACCTGCGGCACCAGGATGAACATCACCACTGTGGTCATCCCGCGCCCGGTGCGCTGCGCCGAGGCACTGCCCTTGGCGAAGCCGCCCCGTTTTCCGGTGCGTGCCCGCATGTTATCCGCCACCAGCAGCGATGGCGCACCCCGGCGGTAAATGAAGCGCAGCCGGGCACCGTGCATCTGCTCCCATAGGCCGGGCGTCATGCGCTTGGCCCGCGGTCCGGCCCCGGCCGCGGGTGTGGGGATCGCCAGCCAGAAACCATGCCTGGATTTGATCACCGCACCCTGGTCGAAGGCCCGGATGATGGTGGGAGTCCTGGTGAAGACGAAGCCTGCCGCCTTGATGCTTTTCCGGCCCTTGGGATAAAGCTCGGCTCGCCATGTGTTGGCGAGGCGCTGGCCCATGCCCGCCTCGGTGACCTGATGGCGGAGATCCGCCTTCAAACCGTCAGCGGCCTGCCGCATTCCGGCAGTGACGGCATCCTCGGCGGCCTTGACCTCCTCGGCCATGATCTTGCGCAGATCGCCGGATATGGCCGCCGCCAGTTTCATGCCGGTCTCGTGTTCAAGGTCCAGACCAACCGCTCGGCATCCAGGCGGGGTTCGCCCTGGACGACGAAGCTGTCGCCGTCATGGATGATGATGTCCCCGGCCTGGGGTGTCGGGACGTCCCGCCGCCGGATCTCGAAAACCGCCGTGCTGGTCTGCACGGTGATGTCCGAGAATTCGATGTCGCGGTCGGGCCGCCGCACCAGGGCGCGCACGGGGTTGCCCTGGTAGCTGACGGTGACGGTCATGTTCGGGTCGGCGAACAGGTCGTCCAAGGCGTCGGCGAACGCGGTCATCAGTTGCCCGAGAACAACCGCACCGCCAGGCGAGGCCGCTTGTTCACCGGCAGGATGGACGCCTCGGTCTTGACGTCGATGGCGCTGCCGTCCATGCGGGCAAGCTGGCGGGCATACATGGGCACGCCCAGGGTGTTGACCGTCTCGATCAGGTTGGCCGGGGCGCCGTAGGTGACGAAGGTGTCCATGGTGCCGAGCGGAAAGGCGATGCCCTCGCCGGCCGGGATCAGGGTCTCGGTGGCACCGGTCGAGAGGGTGACGGTGGCGTTGTATTCCTCGAATACGATGCCGGCGAAGGGGAAGCGGCGACGCACATCTTCCCTGAGCGGCTGGGCGCCGGCCGACGAGAAGAACTGGTAGGCCGTCTCGACCTTGGCATGGCTGATCAGCTTGTCGAAGAACTCGGGGGAGACCAGGGCCAGCATGCCGGTCATGGTCTCGCCCTTGAGTTCGGTCTCCACCTTGCGCAACACGTCGCGGATCTTGCCCTGGACGTTGGTGGCGGCGGTGCCCAGCGCGAAATCCACCTGCTGGCGATTGAGTCCGAACTCGGCGAAGTAGTCGTAGAGGGTGGCGCCGGCACCGTCGCGGACGATGCCCTTGAGCGCGTTGACCTCCATGAACTCCCGCGTCTGGGCGTGCTTCGAGCGCATGCGGGTCAGCTTGCGCTCCATGACGGTGGCCAGCGGATCGGCGGCGTCGGCGACGCCGAAGCCGCGCACGCCCTGGACGTCCTGGGGGGTGATGGAATCGTCGTGCGGGATCCATGGCACCGTGAACGAGCGCATGGCGCGGCTGTCGCGGTTGGCGACGGTGGCCGGGCCGCCCAGCGGCACGGTGGGCAGCAGGTTGAGGACGCCTTCGGCCTGCTCGATGATCACCGAGCGCTGGGTGACGCCCTCGAAGCGGAACAGCCCCATCTGGCCCAGCCGGGTGTAGAGGTTGGGCAGAATGTTGATGGCTTGGGTCATTTCGGCGAGCGAATAGCCGCCCGCGTCGAAGGGATTGAGAATCTCGACCATGAAAGGGACTCCGATCAGACGGTGGTGCGGGCGACGAGGCCGGCGGCGGCAAGCTGGGTGATCTTGGCGGCCCGTTCGACGGGCTGATCAACCGAGGCATCGAACACCAGAACGCCATCGGCCAGGATGACCGGGCCACGGGCCGCGATCAGGCCGGTGACGGCACCATCGGTGGCATCCACCGCGTCCAACAGCACGGCGATGGCGGTTTCGGCGCCTTCATCCCCGACCACCTCGGCGGCAGGCGACAGGCGGTATTCTCCGCTGGCGGCGACCTTGCCGAGCACGGAGCCGAGCGGGTAGTTGGTGCCGGCCTTCAGCGTCACGGTCTCGCGGCCATAGCTGGGGTTGCACTCGAATTTCAGCAGGTCGCCCAGGGTGGGCGATGCGGTCAACGTCGGCATGGCGGCGGTTCCTTACTTGCGGGAGGCGGCTTCGCGGGCGCGCCGGACGATGGGGCTTTCGGCCTCGGTCTTGGGGGCTGCGACCGGTGGAGCGGCGGCCACCACGTCGGTGGCGTCGGAACGCTCGGCCAACTGATCCAGAACCGTGCGGCGCAGTGCCTCGGGACGGATACCCTTGGCCATGGCCTCGGCGGGGTCGATGGCCACACCCAGGCGGGCAGCCTGGGCGGCGATGGCGCTGATCTCGGAATATTCGGCCCGCAGGCGCTGCTCCAGATCAGCGTTGGCCTGGGCGGGCGGCTGAGGCACGGCAGCGATCACGGGGACTTCCCCCTGGGATTCGGACATTGGGACTTCCTTTCGGGCTGCGATGGAGCGGGAAATTGTGGGACGGGCCAGCACGGCCCCGAGATCGGCCAGGGCGACGCGCAGGGTGCCGACCTTGTCGGCCAGACCGGCGGCCACCGCCTGGTCGCCCCGATAGACCGCTGCTTCTGTGGCACGAATGGCCTCGGGAGACAGCCGCCGCCGCTCGGCCACCAGGGCTGTGAATTTCCCGTACAGGGCGTCCACGTCGGCCTGGAGCGTGGCGCGGGCGGAATCCGACAGCGGCTGATGCGGGTTGCCATCGACCTTCGCCGCCCCCGCGTGGACGAAGGTCCAGGCCAGACCGGCCTGGGCGTCGGCCCCGGATTCGTCGCGGTGGACCGCCACCACACCGATGGAGCCCACCTCGCCGGTCTGGGTGACGTAGAGGCGGTCGGCGGTACAGGCTATGGCATAGGCCGCCGACAGCGCCGCCTCGTCGGCCACCGCCCAGATCGGCTTGCCGCACTGGCTGCGGATGGCCTGGATATGGTCGACCAGATCGAACAGGCCGCCGACCTCGCCGCCGGAGGAATCCACGTCCAGCAGGATGGCGCGGATGCCGGGATCGGTGGCCGCCGCCTCGATGGTTTCGGCGATATCGGAATAGGCGGTCAGGCCGCTGGCGGCACCGAGATAGCCAGAGCGGGCCACCAGGGTGCCGATCACCGGCACGATGGCGATGCCGTCGGCAGTGACCACCGCATCGCCGGTCGAAGCTGCGTCACCGTCGAATGAAATGGGCTGCCCGGCCAGCCGAGGGCCAAGGGCACCCAGGATGACGTCCAGCTTGGAACGGGCAACCAGCAGCGGCGTCCCGTAGAGTCGGGCCGCGAGATGGGGCAGATCGTGCATGTCGGTCCTTACGGGGTCGGTGGGGGCAGCAAGAGCGGCGACGGATCGGAACCGAAGGTCAGCCCCAGCCGCTGTTCGCGTTCCCGGTCGGCAGCGATCTCGGCATCCACCTGTTCGGCGTCATATCCACGCTCGGCCAGCGCCTGGGTGCGGCTTTTCAGGCCGGCACCGATCTGCTCGATCTCGGCCTTGGTGTCCTTCAGCGGATCGACCCAGTCCCATTTGGGCGGCAGCCAGGAGCAGGCGATGAAGGTGGAGCGGTTGCGTTCATAGCCGGGGATGTCGAGCGCCCCGGACAGCACGGCCACGTCCATCCAGCGTTGCCAGACCACGCGGCACATCTGGTGGACCATCACCGAGTGCTGCCAGGCTTCGACCCGGCGGCGGAACTCCAGCAGCGCCATGCGCGAGTTGGAGTAATTGGCCTTCAGCATGTCATTGCTGAGGTAGGCGTAGGGCACCCCGGTAGCGGCGGAGATCTGCAACAGGGTGCGGTACTCGAACGGCTCATAGGAGCCACCGACATCGGCGGGGGCCGAGGTCTGGATCTGTTCGCCCGGCTCCAGCGGCACCACCTGGCCGGGCTGGACATCGACGATGCGGTCGCCGGAGCCGTCGTCCACCACGTCGATCACGTCGGCGGGGGCCGGAGAGGTCACGAACATGGCGTACATGGCCGCGATCTTCTTGCGCTCCAGTTCGGCGTCGTCGTACTGGTCGAGCAGGAACAGCTTCACTACCGCCGGGGCCAGCCGGGAGACGCCGCGCAGTTGGCCGGATTCCACCGGGTCGATGACGTGGATGATCTCGGACGCCGGCACCCGCACCGTTTCACCGGCCAGACCGGGATCGGTGAGATCACCGGGGTGGCGGCGCAGGAAATGGTAGGCCACCCGCCGGCCGATGCGGTCGAACTCGATGCCCTGGCGGATGACGTTGCCGCTGCTCAGGGTCTCCGTCCTGGTCAGCGGCAGCATTTCCGACGGCAGCATCTGCAATTGCAACGGCACCGACAGCCCGTCCTCTGGGCGACGGGGACGCAGGCGGAAGAACACTTCGCCCGCGATGAACACCTCCCGGGCGGCACGGCGCTGCTGGCCGTAGAAATCAGTCAGGCCCTCGGCATCGGACTCGTCGGTCCAGGCCAGCCAGAGCTGCTGCACCAAGGCTTTCAGATCCTTGTCGGCGATCAGCGAGGACGGCTTGATGCCGGTGCCTACCGCGTTGCCGGTCCAGCTTTCGGCGGCATTGAGGGCATAGCCGTTATTGCGGACCAGATAGCGGGCGCGGGCGGTGATATCGGAGCCGGCGGCGGCGATCAGGGTGTTGACATGGGCGCGGCTGGGCTGGAAGCCCTTGAGCCGGCGGCTGCCCTGGGCGGCCTCGAAGCCGCCGATCAGGGCGCCGATCCGCCTGCGCAGTCCCGACAGCATGGTCACAGACCCTTGGTGGCGACAGCCAGGATGCGCCGACGGGGCTTCCTGCCCTCGGCCTGGGCGATGCGGCGGTCGAGGTCGGCCAGCACATGGTTGGCCTGGGTCAGGTCGTACTGGACGGTGCGGTCGCCAACGGTGACGCGGGCGACCAGGGAATTGCGCCGCGCCAGCACCCGCTCGCGCTCGGCCTTCATTTCGTCGAGGGTCATGATCAGTGCATCCCGCTGAACTTGATGATCCGCCGTGGGCGGCGGGCGATCCGGCGCACCTGCCCGGCTTCGGGGTCACTGGTGCTGGCAACACCGGCCAGTTGCCCTTCCAGATCGCGCCATTTGGCCTCCGACCAGCGGTCGGCACCGGCGATCCAGGCAGCGGCGCGGGCGTAGACCCGGCAATCCAGCGCCTCGTTGCGCTCGCGCAGCTTTTGCCATTCCAGCTTGGAGAAGCCGCGGCGGTTTTTGACCGTCACCAACTGCTCGGCGACGAACTGCTTGCACCACTCGGACTCCGCCCACGATGGCAGATGCACCGTTCCGGCCGGGAAACGGACCCCTTCGGCCAGTTCCTCGTCGGTGGGCCGCTCCAGCCGCAGGAAGCGGTAGGTCTCCGACTTGAAGGTGGACACCGCCACCGTCCAGAGGCGGGCACCACGGCGCACCTTCTTGCCGCCCTCGGTGGCATCGACCAGGGTGGGGCCGGAGACCGGGCTGGCGCGGTTGAAACCCTCGACGCCCTTAATCGGTGACACCTGGCCGACGCCCATCTTGCGGCCCCAGGTATAGACCGCCGAGGATTCGTAACCGCTGTCGATGGCGAGGCGAGCGATCTTGAGGGCCGCGCCGCTGGCATGGGTCCAGGTTTGCCCCAGCACCCGCTCCAGCGCCGCCCAGGTTTCGGCGTGTTCCGGCCCGCCGTCGATGACGATGTGATCGACCAGCCAGCTTTCCAGGTTGCGGCCCCAGGCCCAGACGTCGATCTCGACCCGGTCCTTCTGGACGTCGGCCCCCGCGGTGAGGAACAGCCCGCCCGCCGGGACGATGCCGTTGGCCCAAGTTTCGCGGCGGTCGTAGAGCCGCTGCCAATCGGGCGCCTCGCCGGATTCGACCCAGGTTTCGCCCAGCACGGTGTTGCGGAACACCCTGAGCGCATCGTCGGAACCCTGCGCCGCTTCCCACAGGCGGGCGATGCTCTCCCACGACTGCCAGCCCGGCGGCGAATAGAGCGCCGAGATGTGGAAGCCGACGGTCCCGGGATCCTCGGCCACCGCCGTGGCCCGCCAAACGCCTTCCGCCAGCATTCCCGCCTTGGCCGATTCGCTGATCGGCTGGTCGCAGGACTCGCATCGGTAATGGACAGAGGCCGGCTGGCCCTTGTCCCATTTCAGCCGCTCGAATTTCAGCCACTGCATTTCGCCGCAATGGGGGCACGGCACGAAGAACCGCCGCTGGTCGCTGGCCTCGAATTCCCGCTCGATGCGCGACAGCCCGCGAATGGTGGGCGTCGAGACCAGGAACGCCTTGGCGCGATGGGCGAAGGTGGCCATGCGGGCGCAGGCCAGTGCCACCGGATCACCCTCCTCGTCGGCCGAGGCCGGATAGGCGTCCACCTCGTCGAGGAACAGGTAGCGCGCCGGCATGGAGCGCAGACCCACCGCGCTGTTGGCGCCGGTCATCACCAGGGTGCCGCCGGGGAAGTCCTTCGACAGCATGGTGTTGCCGGCGTCGCGCGACCGGGCCGGCTTGACCCGTTCCCGCAGGATGGGGCTTTCGTCGATCAGGGTGTCGATGCGCTGGCGCGAATTGCGCTTGGCCATCTCGACGGTGGGCTGCACCGCCAGGACCGGGCCGGGGGCATGGTGGATGATGAAGCCAAGGAAGTTGTTGCCGGCCTCGGTCGCCCCGACCTGGGCGCCCTTCATGAACACCACCCGTCGGCAGGGATGCGACGGCGACAGGCAGTCCATGATCTCGCGCAAATACGGCGTGCGATTGGTGCGATAGCGGCCCGGTTCGGCGGAGGCGCGGCTCGACAGCACCCGGTGCTGGTCTGCCCATTCCGACACGGTCAGCCGCGGATCGGGACGCATTCCGTCGGCCCAAGCCGACAGGATCAGCTCCGCGCCGTCGAACTCACCGGAAATCCGGTTTGATGTCGGCGAGTTCGGCGAGATGAGCGCGGACATGGGCTTCCAACAGGGTTTGCATCACATGCGGGTCGGTGCCGATTTCCGCCGCCATCAACCCGGCGACACGGGCGGGCCAGCCGACCCAGGCGTCGCGTTCCTGGCGGGCCAGCTTGAACACCAAGGCCAGGGCATTGGCGCGGTCGATGACCTCGTCCTTCAGACGCTGCACCTGGATGCGGGCCTTCTGCGCCTTGGCGACCTCGTGAGCAGTGCGGGCCTGGGTGAAGTTGGCGCCTGTCGATGGCAGGGAATCGCGCTGGGGCGGTGAAAGTGGTGCGGCTGACGGTGCCGAAGGCGGCGATATCGGAATCGGTGCGGCCTTCTCCGGCGCAGGTGCAGGAGCCTTGCGGGCAGGATCGGTCTGGGCCTCCCAGGCGGCATCGGCCTTGACCGGGTCGATGGTGCCGTCCGCCTCCTGGGGAATGCGCCCAGCCTTGGCGGCCCGTAGCACCGAGACGTGACTGACCCCGCGATGCCGCGCATAGGCGCGTATCGACAGCCCCATGATCGGCCCCTCGCAGAAAGCAATGAAATGATCGACTTATCGAGTTGATGTCATCGCCGGACAGAGCGATGGATGGTCCCACGAACAGCGGAGGACCGAATGATGAAGCGCACCGACAACACCCAGGCCATCGACGCCTTCCTGGCCAAAAAAGCCGAGTTCGACGCGATGCTGGTCCGGCTGCAGAGCTTGAGCGCAGATCACTTCAACTGGACGCCAGAAGAGATCAATTGGGGCCACGCCGGAACCATGGCCCACTATGCCGAGATGCTGAAGCGCATCACCGACAGCGCCTTCCAAGAGGGCGAATTCGCCGCCTGATCGACGGCCCTTCCCTTCGCCCCCCGTCTTCATGGGGACAGGCTCCGACCAGCTTCAGGCTGGCGGGGCTTCGGGTGGTACAGGCGCGGGATTGGCCCGCGTCGCATCCCGGAGGGAACCACCATGTCATTGTCCGATACCCAAGCCATCATCCTGTCCACCGCCTGCGCCCGCGAAGGCGGATTCTTGCTGCCCCTCACCGCCGCCTTGAAGGGGGGCGCGGTAAAGATGGTACTGACCAGCCTGATCAAGAAGGAACTGGCCGAGGAGATTCCCGCCGAACCCGGTATGCCGGTCTGGCGCGAGGACGAGGACGGAACGCCGCTCACCTTGCGAGCCACGCCCGCCGCCTACACCGCGTTGGGCATGGTCGCCGATACGGGTGCGGACTCAGGCATGGACGAGGAACCGGCAACGGACATGGCTGACCAGCCGGAACCCCCGCCCACGGGGGGCGACGGCGCGAACACGCCGCGGAAGACCCGCCAGGGGACGAAGCAGGAAGCCCTGATCACCATGCTGAAGCGGCCCGAAGGCGCCAGCATTGACGAGATTGCTGCAGAATTTGGCTGGGCGAATCATACGATTCGCGGGGCCATTGCCGGGGCCTTGAAGAAGAAGCTGGGCCTGACGATCACCAGCGAGAAGCTCTCTGGTCGGGGCCGCACCTACAGAATCGCCGAATAGGAGCCGCCCATGCCCCGCTACAGCGTCATCATCACCCGCGACGTCACCGAAAGCACCGTCGTCCAGGTCGAGGCCGAAACACCGGATCAGGCCGAGACGGCGGCCTTCGCGAAGCTGCACGGCAGCGCCGACATCGAGTGGGAACTCGATGAAGGCTCCTGGAACAAGGGCGATTCCTATGTCACCGGCGTGGACGAACTGCCCTGATGGCGCTCGACCTCGGTCAACACCAGGAGAGCAAGGTCGAGAGCCGGGTAATCCCCGGCTCTCGACGCGCGGTCTACCTTTTCCTTCGCCAATGTTGTGGCGCGACCGCCGTGCCGCTGGAGCAGCTCGGCCGCAGTGCGCGAGATGATGGCGGGATCAATCGGCATTGATTAACAGAACCTTTCCGAAGCGCGGATCTGCACAGTAGGGTCGTCAGCGCCCGAATCCAAGCTCCTACCGGATCCGCTCGAACACCCGCCGTAGGACGAAGCCCCGCAACAGGGACACAGCGGCGAAGACCGCACCAATGGCCAGATCGTCGGAAATGGTGATGCGGATGCCGAACAGCGGGAACACCACCACCTGCGTCGCCACCGCCAGGGCATAGCCGATGACCACATTGGCGACAGCCTCTATCAGCGACATGCGAGGGCTTTGGTGCATTTATCTAATCCATTGAAACTGATTGATTAATCGACTTGATAAGCCTGCGGGACAGAGCGTTACTGGCTCCACCACAACGAAGGAGCCGAACGATGCAAACCCGCGACGAAGCCCTGGCGAACATCGCCGCCACCATCCTGGACCTGGAAACCCTGGAGACCCGCAACAGCGACCGCCTCGACTTCCACGAACTGGCGGTGTGGCAGATCAAGGCCGCCCTGGAAGCCGCCTATGCCGCCGGGCGGGAGGCCAAGTAACATGGCCCTGACCGTCCGCCCCACCGCAGCGCTGAAGGCCCATCCGCAGTGGTCGCAAAGCGACTTCGAGTACTTCCGGGGCAAGGGCTATTCCAACCAGCAGATCCTGGAGTTCTGGGAGCGCGACCTGCGCTTGGGGTGCAAGCCGGTGAACTGGAAGCCCACCGACGCCAAGTACCAGCATTCCCTGCGCCGGATCACCCGGCGCTGATCACCTTCCCGGCGGCGATCTCCGCATCCAGTTTGGTCACTGCGTTCGCGAACGTAGCCCCATCAAATTCATGAATCGTCTTCATGCTGGAACCGTAGCGCGCTCCAGGGATGCGCAGGACGGCATAACTGGTGGGCAGGTCAGCCACGGCAAAATATGCGACGGCCCGTCGGTCGAGAGCCACCAGAGCGAAAACATCGAACTCATTGTCTTGGTATTTTCGCCGCCCCTTCTTTCCTGCGCGACGAATGTGAAAGAAATAAGCGGGCGTGCTACGGGAACTCGGCTGAGGATTCTTCGGGCAGAGCGTCGATTTCACCTGAACCCGAATCAGCTTCTCACCGGTATCGACGATCACGTCGTAGGGAAGACCTTGATCTGTAGCATAAGCCGTCCAGCCATTGAGCAGAAGATCGGCACAGACCAGATGTTCCGCGGCTCGCCCAATTTCCAGTTCCCGACTGACATTGAGGCCGGAGCGCCGTTCGGCCTGCTGCTTTCGTCGCCGCGGAAGATGAAGTCCTGCCGCATCGAAAAGGGAGGCATCATCCATGTTCAGCCTCCGCCGTTACGTTCTGCAGCCAATTCGGAAAAGGGCCGTCCATCGCCATCCAGCACGGCAGCCTTGCCCGTTTCCTCCTGCCAGCGCAGCACGATGACATCGACGTATTTGGGATCGAGTTCCAGCAATCTGGCCTGCCGACCCGTGCGTTCACAGGCGATCATGGTGGTTCCGGAACCACCGAAGGGGTCGAGGACGATCTCACCCTCCCGCGAGGAATTGCCGATGGCCCGCGCCACCAGTTCCACCGGCTTCATGGTCGGATGGAGATCGTTCCGGGCCGGTTTGTTGATCGGCCAGACGTCTCCCTGGTCTCGGGCGCCGCACCAGTAATGACCGCCGCCTTCTTTCCAGCCGTACAGAATCGGCTCGTACTGGCGTTGGTAATCCGAGCGCCCCAAGGTGAAGGTGTTCTTGGCCCAGATGATGAACGTTGACCAGTGCCCGCCTGCTTCGAGGAATGCACTCTGGAGGGTGTGCAGTTCCGACGAGGACATGCACATATAAACCGCGCCCTTGGTGACGGTTAGAATGTTGACGCAGACATCATACAGGAACTGCTTGAATCCGCCGCCCAGGGCGTCATTGAGGATGCGGCGGCCTTTGCCGCCCTTACCGGGGGCACCGTAATCGACATTGTAGGGGCTGTCGGTAAAACACATATCGGCGGGTGTGCCGTCCAGCACCTTTTCCACATCGGTCAGTATGGTGCTGTCGCCGCACAGTAGGCGGTGGCGGCCTAAAATCCACAGATCACCGGGCCGGGTCACTGGATCGGCGGGCGGTTCCGGGATCTCGTCTTCGTCCCCGTCGCCCTGGCCTTCGCCTTCATCGTCGAGGGGCGCCATCAGGGCGTCCAGTTCCTCGGCGGAAAAACCGATCAGATCGAGATCGTAGCCCTCGGCGTTCAGCGCATGCAGTTCCGCCGCCAGGGTTTCATCGTCCCAACCGGCGTTCAGGGCCAGCTTGTTGTCGGCCAGGATGTAGGCGCGGCGCTGGGCCTCGGTCAGATGGTCCAGGATCACCACCGGCACCGTGGTCAGGCCCAGGGACTTGGCGGCGGCCAGTCGGCCATGCCCGGCGATGACGTTGCCTTGGCTGTCGGACAGAACCGGATTGGTCCAGCCGAACTCGACCATGCTGGCGGCGATCTGGGCCACTTGGCTGTCCGAATGGGTCCGCGCATTGCGGCCATAGGGGATCAGCCGGTCGATGGGCCAAGCCTCGACCGTGTCGGGAAGCGGATGGGTCATTATCGTTTTCCAACGTCCTGGATGCGTCGGCCCAGCCACGCCATCACCGGCACGGCCATGGAATTGCCCAGCGCCCGGTAGCGCGGGCCATCGGGACAGTTCTCGACTGTCTTCCGTCGCCAGGGGATCAGGGTGAAATCATCAGGGAAACCCTGGAGCCGCTCGCATTCGCGGGGTGTCAGGCGGCGCACCGCCATGTCGCGTTGGACCGCCAATTGCCCTCCGGCATTGTCGCGGCCCAAGGCGTTCATCGCCCGTAATGTCGGTGCTACGGTTCCGGCAGCAACCGGGGTCGCAGCCTTGCCGTCGAACGCCACATAGGTCTGCTGTTTGGTGCCCGGCTCCGCCGCCAGGGCGCCGGCAACATCCAAAGTACGGACTTCGTTCCGCTGGTTCTGGGCAAACGCCACGGCGTGCTGTTTGCCCGCCTGCAAGGTGAACATGGGATCGCCGTCACCACCGATGCCGCTCCCGGCACGGGGATCCGTGGTGCTGATTCCCGTGCGGGCACCTGCTTCCAGAATGGGAAACGCCACCGGCACCAGCGGCGTGCCGCGTCCGGTGCCGTCTTCCGAGGCGTCGAAGCCCTCGCCGCGCAGGGAATGGGTGACCAGGGTGTCGATGTCGGGCCGGTGGGCGAGGTTCGCCTTGGCCCGCAGGGTGTGAGCGATCAGCGTATCGGTGCAGTCGCTGTCCACGCCGCGCGACAAATCGCGTGCCCGCAAGGTGGTGGCGACGAAGGTCTCGCTCTCGAAATCCATCCGCCCGCTGGCCGAGGCACAGGCGTTGAGCGCCGTGGCGATTTCGATGGGGCCGGAAGTGTTGTTGCCGCCGAACGCCTCGGCGATCAGTCCACCGCTGGTGGCGAAAGACGTTTCGCCGCTGCGGCCAGCGCGAGCATCAAGCGTGGGGGCAACAGCTTGTTCCGCTTCTCGGCGCGGCGGATGATCCCGGCGCACGCCTTCGCGCTCAAGAAGTACTTGGACGGGATCGGCCCGGTCTCCAGCACCTGCGATAACGAACACACGGCGGCGGCGTTGGGCCAGGCCGAAATATTGGGCGTCGAGCACCCGCCACGCGACTGTGCGCGAGGGTCCAAACACAACACCAGCGTCCGACCATTTGCACCCTGGCGGGACGAGCGGACCATCTTCTCCGGCCAATCCGCCCAGAAGGCATCCGAAGGCGTTGTCGCGGGTCGATAGGACTCCGGGGACGTTCTCCCAAACAACCCAAGCTGGATCGATGGCATCGGCGAGTTCCACGAATTTGAGGGCAAGATTGCCGCGGGAATCGTCCAGCGACTTGCGCAGACCCGCCACCGAGAACGCTTGGCAGGGCGTGCCACCCACCAGCACGTCGATCTTCCCCCGCCATGCCGAACCGTCGATGGCGGTCATGTCGCCCAGGTTGGGCACGGCGGGGTAATGGTGTGCCATCACGGCGGAAGGAAACGGCTCGATCTCGGCGAAGAGCGCCGCTTGCCAACCCAACGGTTCCCAAGCTGCCGTCGCGGCTTCGATCCCGCTGCACACGGAACCGTAAACCAGCCCCTGGGCGTGCGGGATCAAGCCGAGCGCCGGGGATACCGGCTCGGTGGGAGCGAGGTGCATGATGGTCGCCGTGGTACGGGGTGGTACAGGTGGTACAGGGGTGGTAGCCGAAAGGTCGGCACCTGGGTTGGCTACCACCCGGCCGGAAAGCTCGAAAGGCGCGCTTTCCATCGACAAACGCGCCTTCCGGGGTGGTAACTGGTACGGGGTGGTAGCCTTGATTTTTCGGCTGTCGCTAGCGAAGTTCGGCGCTGATGCCCCCCGCATAGCAAAAGTGCCCGGGAGGAACCAATTTCCGTCCGGTTTGCCTTGACTTGTACTTTTGTTGCTCTCGTCCTGGGCGGCGGATCATTTGTTGACCGTCTTCGCCGCCCCTCGCGAGCCTTGATCCATCTCTATCGCAAACCGGCCTCGCTCGCCATCCTCTGCGATGTATCGATACACTTTTCGCTTTCTTCCGCTGCCCTGGTGCGGGCGATCAGATCGACCTTGGAGATGTGCTTGGGGATGCGGCGGCCGTTGAGCGTCCAGGCGATGACGCACAGCGCGAACAGCCAATGCCGGTGGGCGGCGACGCGGGACAGGCCGACCTTCCAGCAGATCACCTTCCACGGCTCGCCATCGGCCCGCAGCCAGACGATCCGGGCATCGACGGGATCGAGGAGTTGGAGCCACGGCAAGGCTTCGTCCATGCGGGTGATGGCGGCGGCCGAGGGCGGAGGGCGGCGGAACGTCACATCGTCCGTCGACCGGCATTCCTGGATGTAGGGCGGCCAGGTGCTGGCATGGCCCTGAACCCGAACCTCGGGCAGTCGGGACAGGGTGTCGGCGGCTTCGGCGAAGCGTTCCTCGACCAGGGAGGGCGTCCAGGTCATTGGGCACCTCCCTGGGTGTCGATGACCCAGGTGAGGATCGCCAACGCGTCGGCCTCGTTGTCGTCGGCGGGGTGGTGACCGCGTGCCTGCATGGCGGCGATCACCGCGTCCTTGCCCGCATTGCCCTTGCCGGTGGCGTGGCGCTTGATGGTCCCGACCGGTACACCCTGGTACGGGATGTGTTTCAGTTCGCACCAGGCGGTGAGATGGGCCAGGAAGCCGCCATAGATGTGGGCGGCGTCGGTGCCGGCATGGCGGCGGACTTCCTCGAAATGCAGGAGGTCGATCTTCTTGGCGGCGAATTCCAGGTGGTCGAGCCAGGAGCGGAAGCGTAGGAAACGCATGCCGCCGCCTTCATAGCGGCCGGGCTTGAATTCCATGGTGCCGGAAACGACGGAACCATCGGCCAGACGCATGGCCCAGCCGGTGGTGGAGCCCAGATCAAGGGCGAGGATGGTGGTCATGGTGAAGGCTCACAAGGTCTGTGGGCCTTCGGCTTTGGTCGAGAGGGAGTCTATGGATGTCGGATTCACGGATCAAGCGGTTTCCGGGTCCGTCCCAACGTCCCAACCTTTTTGGCCTTTTGAAACATTTTCCCGGCAGGGAATATTTACGGCATATAGGATGTGTGGCCATCAGCAACACACAACCAATATGGCGCATTTTTCTTTTCCCTCACAAACTCTCAAAGAGGTTGGGACGGATGGGACGGTTGGGACACAGCCTGGATTTCTGCGGTTTTCCGGCGTCCCAACCTCAAGCCGGAGGTTGGGACGATTGATGGAGGTTGGGACGGATGGTCAACCGACCGGACGGGCCGACGTCCCAACCTCGTTCCGGCCATTGCGGGAATGGATCGGGGTTGGGACGCGATCCGAAGCCGGCACGGCTCACCGATGGGCACAAGATCGATTACGGGGGATTTCGGGACCATCAGTCCCATGTTCGGCAGCCACCGTGTCGCCGCGGCAATACCGGCGGCGCGGCGGTCGGTCGGGGGACGTCGAAAGCAGAGTATGCCGCTACGGAGGCGTGCGGCCGTCGAGGTGGTGCGATCTGTGCGTGCCGGGGTTCAGAATGGGGTCAGCTTGGCACTCGATAACGCCATTCCCGGCTGGCGACACCGTTGCGGTACCGCTCCCACTTCCTGGCCTTCAGATACGCCGAGACCCGCATCTGCTCGCTTCGTCCCCAACGGCCCGGCTCGATGCCAATGGCATGCTGGAGGATTTCGCTGACCGACACATCGGTGAGCGGTTGGGATCGGGCCACTTCCACATCGCACCAATCGTCGTAGACGCCATGGCCGCGATTGATCCGCTCCTTGTCGTAGACCAGCCAGTGGTCGATCAGCCCGTCCCAGGCATCGCCCTGATAGCGCTCTTCCTGCTCGGCTTCGGCTTCACGCCTGGTGTCCTCGTCGATGATCCACCATTTGACACCCTTGGCGTACCAGGCCATCGCTTCCGCCCAAAGCTGGTCACGGTCGCGGCGGAGCGCGTCAATGTCGATTCGGCCGCAGCGGACGGGCCAGAAGCGGCGGTTGCCGGTTTCATCGCGCAGGTAGGTGTCGGGATTGACGCTGCCGGCGAACACGCATTGGCGCGGCACATTGATGACGTAGCGGCCGTAGGGCGGGCGGTAGCGGTCGATGGTGCGGGTCAGAAACGACTTGATGCGAGACACCTCGGCGCGGCCGATGGCGTCCAGTTCGGCGATCTCGATGATCCAGACGCCGCACATCTGCTGGGCGGCATCCTTGCTGCCGATCTCGGCCAACTCGTCGGTGAACCAATCGGCCCCCGCCAATGTCCTTAGCGCCGTGGATTTTCGTGCGCCTTGCGGTCCTTCCAGGATCAGCATGTGGTCGGCCTGGACACCCGGGTCCATGATTCGGGCCACCGCCGAGACCATCCACAGGGGGGCGAAGGCGCGATTGAGACGGGTGTCGGCCGCGCCCAGATAGGTGATGGCCCAGGCTTCCAGCCGGGATACGCCATCCCATTTCAGGGCGGTCAGATAGTCCCGCACCGGATGGACACGGTTCTGGCGCGTGACGGCGCTGATGCCGCGAGCGACCACGGCGGGAGAAATGTTGATGTCGCGGCGCTGGAGCCATTCGGCGCAACGGACATCGTCGGAATCGGACCAGGGGCGTGGGAACGCGGTGCCGTCATCCCAGGGCAGCGGACGGTTGACCATGATCTCCTGACGGAATTCGTCGAATATCAATGCCCCGGCGAAGGCCTGATCATGAGAAATGGCCGTGATGACGTTGGCCTCGTTGCGCTCGGGATTGCCGTCGGGGCCGGTGCGGATCCGGTCGAACCATGCCGGGCGGACGGATTGGGTGCCATCACCGTTGCGCAGTTCCCGTCGAAGCGCCGCGAGGTGCTTCTCGGTGGTGGCAATCGGAATGCGGGCCGCCGCCTTGATGGCCGTCAACACCTCGCGTTCATGGGCCGGTTCGAGCCTGGCGCGGGCAAGCTGCCCCAGCACCCGGCTGAATTCGTCCATGTCGGGCGGAAAGGTCAGCTTCAGCGCCGCGGCGCGCAGATCGTTGAACCCGGTGAGCGGAGGCGGCTCCGGCAGCCTGTTATAATGTGCGACGACCGCGCCCTTGCCGAGGTCGTCGTTGAAGTCGTCGCCGTGCAGGGGCGAGACGATGGTGGACGGGATGTCGGCTGCGTTGAGACGGTCGGCCAGAGTGGCGGCGGCCTGCTGACCGGCGTCGCCGGCATCGGCGAAGATGGTGACGCGGGTGGTGCCCTCGGGCCATTGCCATTGACGGATGCCATTGGCCGACAGCGCCGCCCAGGTGGGCACGTTGAAGATGGCCCAGGCCGACAGGGCGGTTTCGATGCCCTCGGCGATGCCCAGGTGACCGTCGGTCGGCATGGGGGCGAGGCGGACGCTGCCGTTCTCGACCGCGCCCAGCATCTTCTTGCCCGGAGGCGCCTTGCCCGAGCCGTCTTCCAGCAGGAAGGTGCGGTGAATGCCGCCCACCAGATTGCCGGCGCCGTCACGGACGATGCCCACCAGCCCCGGCCAGCCGCGCCGGCCGTCGAAATCGGTGAGATCGTCGTGGTATAGCAGATCGGGTGATTGGGGATCGCCGACACCGCGGTTCTTCAGGTAGGCCTCGCCGACGGTGCCGGCCAGCGGCAGGACACAGCCAAGGATGCGGGCGATCTCCAGGGAATGATCCTGCTCCTTGTCGCGCGGCGGCTTGGCCGGAGCGGGGCGCGGCAACGGGCTGTCCATGCGGGCCAGTCGCGCCGCCTCGCGGAACAGGTCGCGACCCGACAAGCCGGTGACGATCTGGATCAGGTCGATGGGGCCGGCGCGTTCGCCGGTGGCATGGTCGAATCCCGTTCCGGCATGGGGGCCGGACAGATCAAGGACGCACGATCCCAGGTTCCGGGGCGGATCGCCGCGCAGATTGGCGCAGCGCAGGGATTTTCGGTCCGGCTGCATCCTGGCGTTGGGGAATAGGCCCGGCAGCCAATCGCGGGCGGTGTCGGCCAGCCGGTCACGGATTTCCTCCAGGTCGAATTCGCTCTCACCGTCCGATGACGGAAACCAGTGGCCCAGGATGGCACCGGGCGGTGGGGGCTGGATGGTGTTGAGGTCGATCATGACAGAATCACCAATCCGCGTTCGGCGCGGGTGATGGCGGTGTAGAGCCAGCGGCGGCGGTCCTGCTCGGTGCGGCCCAGCCCGTCATCCCAGACGACGACGTTTTCCCATTGGGAGCCTTGCGCCTTGTGGCAGGTGATGGCCCAGCCAAAGGTGGCCTCGGTCAGCAGCCGTTTGTTCTTCCAGTCGCGGTCGTGGCGAGCGGGGTCGAGAGCGACGTGGTCGGCGAAGTGGCCCTTATAGATAAGGAGTCTGCCCGGCTTGCCGTCGCGTCCGGGATGCCCGACCGAATTGCCGTCCTCGTCGATGCCCGCCGCCGAGAAGTACAGGCTGCCCTCGTCGACGATGTCGGCCAGCGCCAGGAACATGCCGTTGATCAGGCCGAGGTCGTTCTGGTTCTTGAGGCAGATCACCTTTTCGTCGGGGCCGGTGGGAAGGTAACTTCCGCCGAAGCCGGCGGCACGGCGGAGCGCATTGTTCAACTGGAACCGGGTGGCGTTGCGGCCGCAGATGACCTGACCACCGCGCAGGGCTTGCTGGGGCGAGACATCGGCCATGGGCATCTTCCAGACGTGATCGTCGTACTGGCCAAAGCCGATGGGGCGGCCTTCGCGCGCCATGGTCGCCAACCGGATGATGGCGCTTTCGGCCGCCTGACGGTGGATCTCGGTCAGCATGACATCGGGGGCCTGTTGGGTGAAGGCGCCTTCGCCCTTGATGGGCGGCAACTGGCCGGGATCGCCCAGCACCAGGATGGGGCGGCTGAAGCTCATCAAGTCGCGGGCCATCTCCTCGCCGACCATGGACACCTCGTCCAGCACGATCAGCCTGGCGCTGGCGGCGGGGCTGGCCGGGTTGAGGGCGAAACGCGGCTTTTTCATCTCGCGCACTGCCTGGCGCATCGCTTCGATGGCCGCCTCGGCGGAGGTGCGGTCGAAGCCGGCAAGGTGCCGCGCCTTGCTCTCGGCCTCGGCGATGCGTTTCTGAGCTTCCTCCACTTCCTCCTCGGTGGCCTCGATGACGCTGTAGATCAGGCTATGGATGGTGCGCGCCGGGGTGCCCTTGCGCCGCAGCACCAGGGCGGCTTTGCCGGTGAAGGTGGCGGTGACCACGCCGGGGCGGTCCTCGGCGTGGGGGGCGAGCCCCAGATCCTCCAGGGCGAACTTCAACACCGTGGACTTCCCCGTCCCGGCATAGCCGAACAGCCGGAACACCTGCTGCTCGTCCGTGCGGTTCTGGAACCAGTCGCGGATGGCCGCGATGGCCTGGGCCTGGGTGTCGGACGGGGTGATGTCGCCCATTATCGTCACCGGGGCTGGAAGCGTTTCTCAACCTCGGCCAGCCGGTTGGCCAGGGTGCTGGCCTGGGCGACCAGGGCGGCGATGTCGGTGCGCAGCTGGTCGAGTTCGGGATCGGTGCGGATGGGGCCATAGGCCGCCTCGCGGATCTGCTCGATCATCTTGCGCGGCAGCTTCAAATCCTCGGCGACGCGCTGGTCGGAATAGCCGTCCAGGTACATGCCCTTGGAATCGTCGAACACCTCGTCCAGCTTGTGGCGGATGCGCATGCGTTCGTCGGGGGTGGCGGGACGGAGGGCGGACGTGGTCATCGGCGTTTCCTTCGGGATGGTGGGTTTGGTGGGTTTGGGCGCCGTCACCTTGAGTGGTGGACGGGCCTTGCAGTCGGGGCAGATGGTGCGGCGGGGGCGGTTCTTGTCACAGTCCCAGCCCTTGGCCCGAGCCATGCGCTCGACACCATCGGCGTGATGGGTGCTGTTCAGGGCGAGGTCCAGCGTCTCGCCGCATTGGGCGCACCACAGGCGGGCGACGGTGCGCGGGCCGCTGGTGTCGCGCACCTGGAGCACGTCGTAGCTGAGGGGGCGGGTCTTCATCGGCAGGATCCCCAGCAGCGGTCCTGCCAGGAACAGGCCCCGTGCCACCCGCCCGCCGTCCTGCCGCCGCGGCAAACCACCGAGCTGCGTTCGGTGGCGGCGCGGGGCAGCAGTTCCTGGGCGTCGCTGGCCCGCACCACCTGGAATGCGCGGTCGCTCATGGTCTGGGCCAGGGCCGCGTCGAACGGCACCAGCTCGCAGTGGATCTCCCAGGTGTCGCGGTTGAGAGCCGTGAACAGCGCCGGTGCCGGCAGATCCATGTATGCCTGATAAAGGGCGATCTGGGCGGCATAGACCGGCTTGGACAACACCACGCCGCGCTTGACCACGTCCTTCCACGATGAGGCGCCGAGCGCCTTGTTCTCCCACAAGGCGGGATAGGCCATCACCACCGGGCCGCCGACCAGGCAGCCGTCGATGTGCCCCTTGAAGCGGCCGTTCAGCACCGAGAAGCCGAACTGCTTTCCGTCGCGGCGTTCGGTGCGCAGATCGAACCCGGCCGATCTCAGCCATGCCGCCACCACGTCCTCGCCGCGATGGCCGGCCTCGAAGATGCGCAGGGTAGCGGGCTCGAAGTCGCGGCCCTCGTCCTTGGGCACCGCCAGGTAGTCGTATTGGATCTGGCGCAGGCATTCCCGGCCGATGCCCGAGGTGCTGACGTACTGGCGGGCCACCTGCGCCCGGTTGCGGGCGACCAGCATCCGGTTGATGGCGGCATTGACCGCCACGGTGATGCCGGGATCGCGGTCGGGATTCTGGTATTGGCAACCGGAACCGGTGTTGAGATCGAGCATGACGGCACCTCTCAAAACGGCAGAGGATCGTCGAAGGCGGTACCGGTGCGTTCCGGCACACCGGCCTGCCGCTGCATGGATTCGACGTAGCCGGTGACGGCGGCCTCGATCAGCCGGTCGATGTCGGCTGCACTGCGGTTGAAGAAAGGCTCCATCAGGCCCAGCGCCGTCAGCGCCTCGGCGAAGAGCGGGCGGGCATCCTTGATGGCCTGGGTTTCGCGGGCGGTCTTGTCGATCATGCCGTGGTGATCCCCTGCGATCTTTGCCCCTGCCTCCTGGCAGCGGCGGGAACAGAAGCGATGGAACGGGTATTGGTCATGGCGCAGGCGGTGGACGTAGCCGAAGCCGAGAGCCTCCCGGTTGCACACCGCGCACAACGTCAGGCCAGCAAGAACCGGGTCAGGTCCGGGTGTTCGCCCGGCTCGTCCGTGATCCGGGAACAGCCCAGCACCACGAACTTGGCGATGGCGGCCTGGGCCATGGCCTCGAGTTCCCACATGGCGAGAACCCTGATGGGCTGGTGCAGTCTTCCGCGGGCTTCGAGCCATTCACCGATCGCCTTTGCCGCCTGGCGCGTCACATGCGCCTGCCATTCGTCGTCCGTCATGGGGGAAGCCGCCCGCCGGGCTGACGGGCGGCGTCTCCATCAGCCATTGAGCCAGGCCGGGCCGTTGGCCGACGGCGCGGCAGTGGACTGCTGGGTGGCGGGCTGGGGCTGGGCCGCCCCCTGCTGGTTCCAGGGAACATTGCCGGCCTGCTGCTGCGGCGCCTGCGCCGGTGCGGCATCGGTGGCCCAGGCCGGGGCATTCTGACCACCCCCGGCATTGGCAGGCTTGCGCGGCTTGGCGTTGATCGGTTCCGCCTCCACGGCCTCGCCCTTCATCACCGGCTCGTACTGCGGCTCGCCGGGCAGCACCACGTTGGCCAGCCGGTTCTGGTCGCGGTATTTGGGGTCGCTGGCCGGTTCGACCATGATGCGGGCGGCGAAGGTAATGCCGTCCAACTGCTTCAGTCCCTGCAAGACCCGTTTGGCCTTGGCGGCGTCGCTCATGTCCTTGGGGTTGAGGCCGAGGGCGGAATCCACCATGGCGCGGAACGACGCCTTCGAGATATTCCAGCCTTTGGACTGGCCCTTGTCGTCGACCTTGCCGCCCGCCACCGTGAAGTTCTGCCAGAACTTGCGGCGCACAAACGGCCCCTCGACCACGGTGAATTCGCAGTCGAGCATCTTGGCGTCGCTGTCGGCCGAGGCCTTGAGCAGGCCGGCATCCATGGGGGCCGAGCCGTTGGTGCCGCCGGGGCGGATGGACATGCGGATCTTGGCGAAGGTGCCGTCGGGGATCAGTTCGCCCGTGGGCATCATCTGCGGCTGGGCGTCGTTGAAGTCGTAGGACATGGGGGTGGGTTCCTTTCAGTCAGGCGGGGATGCGGTTGATCTTTGTGAGCAAGGCGCCGAGGTCGGGGGCCTCGGTCACGTCCAGGCGGCCGGAGCGATCCTTGGCGGGCAGGCCGTAAG